ACGCAGTATTGTTTCTCTTCCATCTCAGCCTCCTAAGCCCCGTCCGGGGCGGGTCAGTTGTTTCAGGATTTCCCGGTCGGTGACCGGGACGTAGTTGCTCTTGTGCATCGGCACGATGGTGTGCCGATAGCGGCGAGCCTCCCTCTCGCCGCATACAAGGCACAAGTCGTAGCCAAGACTGGAACGCGCGTTGCTGATCGGCGCGTCGCACTTCACGCACTTCATCACGCACGATCCGGATCGGTCAGGTCGAGCAACGACACACGCAGCTCACGCTGCATGCGCGGACGCTCGTAATGCTTCGGCACTCGCTTGAGCGGGCGCTCCTTGAACACAACGTGACGCGCGTCACGCGGATTGGTCTCGTAGACAACTAACGTTTGATTGGCCGTTCTGGCCTGTTCGATCATGGCCAGATAAAAAGATATACAACGAGTTGTGTAATCCATGAGTGTTTATCCTTTGCTATTACTTCTTGTCTACAACTTGCACAACGCGACTCCACGCCGCGAGCGCAACGTCACGCACGGGCTTGAAGTCTTCCGGATACAGAGAGCAGAGGGGGTAGCCCTCGTGATTCAAGGCTGTCCACGCGCCCATGTTCTCCAGCGCGTTGAGCAGGTCTTCGATCATCTGATCTTTGCTGTCGCTCATTGAAAAGCACCTACATTGGTTAAACAAAAAACAAAGTAACTTTCTGTGACGCGCGTCACAGACAAATTACCCATCGGACAGATTCGTTTCTGTCCTTAAGACAATTATACCACAACTGAATTTATAAGTCAAGTTTGATTTAGCAATCCCACTATGTCCCTCCCATGCCAAACCGGCTTTATCTTTTAAGATCAATAGGATAGGCGGGAAAGTTCGGTTGTTCCAGATGTTCCAATTTTTTTACTGGACGTATTGTGCGACTGGAACAAAGAAAATCGGGGGTCTGCGGGGATGAAGAAGGGTAATAAGTTATTGATTTATATATAGATTTCTATTTTAGAGTAGAGAGTATAGTTAGTTATAAATAAGTAAGGAGATGTTGAAAAAGGACCTGTTCCAGCGATTTGGGATTTGGGGGTTCCCCAGAACGCATTTGCTGCCCCTCCACCCTCGCGTGAAAAACGCGCCGGGAAGCGCCCCCTATTCCCAAAAACACTGGAACATTGGAACAAATGACTTAAGTGCTTGATTCAAAAGGCCGATTCTGTTCCAGTCGGTTTTTTAAAACTGGAACAACTGGAACAAATACTGGAACAACGCATCGTTTGTGGAAATTTTAAAATAAGTCGGGGCCTCGTTATCGCGTGACGCGCGTCACGCAAACGTTTGCAACGTTGCCCATCGGGTTCCTTTTGCCCGCAGAAACGCTGTGACGCGCGTCACACACGTTGCCCACCGGGCGATGCCAGTTATCAATAGCGAGCGCAGCGAGCACGTTACTAGGGGGTGCGCGAGGGGGACTGTAATCCCCCTCGCTTCCGGACAATCGCGTAGCACCTTTATCCTGCGGTGCTGCGAAGCAGCATGACCGCCGATTAGGCGGCAAGCAGGACAACAATCGTTTACACAACTTCTAATGGAGGCCAGGGAGCCAGCCCTGTCCGGATCTCTCCGACTGCGACCATAAAAAAAGGCGGTGAGATCTCCGAAGAGATCCCACCGCCGTGTCGGCTAGTTGACGCCGAGGCCGAGCTGACGCTTCAAGATTGCGAGAGTCTTACGGATGTCCGCAGCCGAAGCCACCGTGAAACCCGCCTCCTTGCACCTGTCACGGAGCGTCTTCGCCGTCCCCTTCGGGGATCCGAGGATCGGCACGAGGACCTTTTTGTCGAAGGTCTCACCGAGGTTTTCCGGATCGGCGGAGGACTTGCGAGCCGCCTTGACCTTGCCGCGACGGAAGGCCTGACGCTCTGCGGCGTTCATGAACGTGCGAAGCGGGTCGATGATCTGCTCAAAGATGGTTTTGTCGGTGTGCTTGAACGGAACACGCGGGTCGATGACCTTGCCGGTAACCGAGAAGGTCGGAACCGAAACGTCCAGCTCCGGGTAGCTGCCGTCGTCGTTCATGGTACGCTGAACCCAGCGCTTGATTCCGGGCTGGATTTCCACGTAGGCGTACGCCGCCGTGTAGATCGGAGACAAGGCAAGACGGTCAAGCGTGCGATCCCGGAAGTAGGCACGAACCTCTTTGCCAAGGTCCGAGTTCCAATCGTTGTCAGCGAGGCTGAACAGATCGCGCATCTCGCGCTCGGCCTTCAACTTGGCGACGGCCTCCTCGTTAGCCTCGTCGGCGTTCTGCGCGATCTTCAGGTCGATGATCTTCAACTTTGCCTCGGCCTCATCGGTCGAGATGCGGTTCTTCAAAGCGAGGGCTTTGAGGATGTTGCTGGTGATTTCCTTGATCGAAGACATGACGTATACTCCAGTTGGTTTAACGATACTACTACGTCGCCGGGCTGCGCCCGACGACACTAAAATTGAATCACACGTTCTTAGCGGGGGGCTTTGCGACCGTTCGATGACCTTGATAAAAACTGACCGCGCTACTTGCGCGGGCTGTTTTTATGAGCGGTTATGATGAGTTTGGACACGGTCGCGCACGCGTTCACCGCGTGCAATAAACAAAACAGTTTGAAAAAAAATTTTGGCTTTGCAAAATTATTTTTCAAACTGCTAGCCCCCGGAGCGTGTGATACAATTTTAGTGGCTAGGGAGCAGCATGACAGTCAGCAAAATCGCCGCGCGCTTGCGCGCACGCGATTGCAGCGTGGATAAACGAAGGGATTGCACGCATGGATGCGTGCATAAACAACCCGCAGGATGCGACCTTATATCTCTTGATCTTCGTTGGGCCAAGGGACTCGTTGTTCCCTAGGGACTGCGATCTTGGATTTCACGAGGACGAACGAAGGGTATCCACGGGGTGGCACCCCCCGGTTATTCGGAGTGAGGCGGTGAGGTACCGGTACATTGAGCGCCACTCATACGACCCCCCAATTTCCAACGCCCACCCACCCTATCCATTAGAAAACACCCCCCTATGGGACTCCACACTTCCCTAGCGACCCCGTATAGGTATATATTTCTTGAATGGCGTTTCTACCCGAAATTGAAGACGACGTGCCGCTGCCTTCGCGGGCTTCCGAAGCCATGCCAGACTTGTCTCCTCATGAAGAACTGGAGATGCGAGTCAACACTATAAAGTTGTTGGCTGATCTGGCGGGCAACCCCATCTTGCCGACCGAAGAACATCAGCAAGAAGCCGAAGTGCTAGCCCGTCAGATGATCACGGACCCCAAAATGAGACCCGAATATGCCAAATACCCCAACGAAGTCATGGCGTACCTTGCCGGGATGGTTGCACAGACCAACTGCATGCTCGTTGACGACCTTGCCGATCTCAAGCTCTACGTCGTCAATAAACTCGTGTACGAAGTCGAAAATGCCAAAGATTCACGCTCTCGTATCGCCGCGCTCTCCAAACTCGGGGAAGTAGACGGCGTAGACGCCTTCAAACGGCGCACGGAGATGACGGTCAGGGTCAAACCTATCGAAGAAGTCGAACAAGAACTTCTACAAGTGCTTGATAACATTGAGTATCGCGTACTTCCCAACGCACCATCCGAAGTAGAGGCAAGCGAGGACGAGACTGTCGGTGATCAGGAAATAGAGGACGACTCCATAGAGAAAGAGTCCGATAGTGAGTAGCAACGCACCCCTGAAACTCACCCAACGCGACATTGAACGCCTCCGTCAGGCTTTGCCGAACATGCCTGACAAACAAAAACGGAAGACTGCTGAGCTATTAAAGCATTATCAGAAAGAGATGATGAAGGAGCTTGGCCGGGAATCGTTCTTAGACTTCATTAAACATGTTTATCCGGGGTACAAAGTAGGGCCACATCACGCCAAGCTGGCCCGCATCTTTGAAGAAATTGCCGCTGGAAAGAAAAAACGGGTAATAGTCAACATCGCACCCCGTCATGGCAAGTCAGAAATGATCTCTTACCTCGCTCCAGCATGGTTTTTGGGTAAGTACCCTCAAAAAAAGGTCATCATGGCCTCTCATACGGCGGATTTGGCCGTTAATTTTGGTCGTAGGGTGCGAAATTTGGTCGGATCGGACCTCTATCACGACATTTTTCCGCAGGTTGAGCTTCAGGCAGACTCCAAATCGGCCTCTCGCTGGGGTACCAACTTCAATGGCGAATACTTTGCGATTGGTGTGGGTGGCGCTCTCGCTGGTCGGGGTGCTGATCTATTCATTATTGACGATCCGCACTCTGAACAAGAGGCTAAACAGGGGTTGCCCCACGTGTTTGAACCCGCGTGGGAATGGTTCCAGTCAGGTCCCATCCAACGACTAATGCCGGGAGGCGCGATCATCATTGTGATGACGCGCTGGAGCAAGCTTGACCTGACGGGTCAGGTCATTGACCACATGCTGAAGAACGACGACTCAGATGAATGGGAAGTCGTTGAATTTCCTGCTATTCTTGACGAGAAACCGCTCTGGCCGGAGTTCTGGACAATTGAGGAACTCCTGTCTAAGAAGGCCAGCATGGACGTGCGCTACTGGCAAGCCCAGTACATGCAGGAGCCGACCAGCGAAGAGGGAGCGCTGATCAAGCGCGAATGGTGGAACGTATGGGAGCAAGACGCTCCTCCCGTCTGCGAGTTCATCATCATGAGTCTCGACGCCGCTCAAGAGACCAACAACCGCGCCGACTACAACGCCCTGACCATCTGGGGGGTGTTCGTGAACGACTCTACCAAGGCGCGGAACGTCATACTGCTGAATGCCATCAAAGAACGGATGGAGTATCCAGAGCTAAAACAGTTAGTATTGGATCAGTATAAAGAGTGGAACCCAGACTCGTTCATCGTTGAAAAGAAATCCAACGGCGCAGTTCTATACCAAGAGATGCGACGGATGGGCGTACCCGTAAGCGAGTTCACCCCCGGTAAGGGGCAGGACAAGCTTAGTCGTGTCAATGCCGTATCTGACTTGTTTTCGTCAGGCATCGTGTGGGCACCCGACCGTCGGTGGGCGCGCGAAGTCATTGAGGAATGCAACGACTTCCCAGCGGGTAAGAACGATGACTTGGTGGACTCTACGACTCTTGCCCTTCTTCGTTTCAGGCAGGGAGGGTTCGTACGACTTCCTACTGACGAGCCTGAACCGATCAAACTGTTCAGATCGACACGATACCGAGGGTATTATTAAATGAGCATCGACAAGTCCGTGTATACCGCCCCGCAAGGACTGGACTCCGACGGTATATCCGTGGAGATCGTGGATCCCGAAGAGGTGCATATCGAAGGCCCCGGCTTTGAGATGCACATGGAG